GGAGTCGCCGAGTGCTGAGCTTCATCTCTACGATACAGCGGCGGAAGCGTTGACCTTCCTAGTCCAGCATACAGGAGATGAGGTTGCTAATATTCATCTGGCGAACAGTGGTGGCTTCTCGATTCTTGGCTTGACTTCGGATGCTGATGAGATTGCGAACGGAACAACTGCAAACGCAACAGTTCTGGAGAGTTCTGGAACGCGGCCGATTGAGTTCGCGACAAGGGACACTGTTCAGGTTAGGATTGAGACTGATGGTGATGTTTACTTGAAGAAGGCTCTTCTTGTTGGAACGACGGGCGGGAGGGATGTTACAGGGCAGTGGAATGTAAATACGGCCCTGATGACAATGGAATCAGAAGATGCGTCGATTATCGAACGATCCGCGTATAATGATAATCTCACTCTTGGTGATGCAATTGCTAAGGATTATATATTAGCTGGGACGGCTAATAATGTAGTGGGTATTGATACGTGGATAGCTGTTGATTCTGATGAAGATGGAGCGGCTCTAGTAAGGACGATGTATGATGGTGGTGCTTCTTCCTTTCATACCTTCCAGGCGAATGGTGATGTAGTTTTTGGAAGTACGAGTTCGAACTCTCATAACTTCCGAATTGTGGAAGGGGCTAGCTATTCCGAGATTGACGCGGGTGAGGCAAGCTTCTCAACCTCTTCCTCGAGGGCACTTAAGAAGAATTTGAAACTCTTCCGTGGGCATCGTAGAGTTGATGTATGGAAAGCATTTCAGGCCTTCGACGTGTATAACTATCACTGGAAAGAAGATCAGCGTAGGAAGCCTGCGACGAAAGTCGGTCCGATGGCTGACGAGTTTATCGCGGTTAGCGAGGCGTTGCGACCTGGTGAGGGTGTGATTACTGAGTTCAACGGGAATGATATGATGATGGCGCAGGCGATCATTCTCCAGGACTTGATGAAGAAAGTCGAGCAGCTGGAAGCTAAAGTCCAGCGGCAAGATCAGCGGATTACTTACCTTGAAGGGAGACAGTAATGGAAACTGCGTGGAATTGGTTTATGGAATCGCCTTACACTCACGGCTTATTGATCTTTTCCGTGGCGAATATTATTGTGCAAAAGACGCCCTTCAAGCAAGATGATGATATCTTGAAGATGGCTCAGGATATATTCATGGCGATCTTGGGGAAGAAGGGCTAACATGGCTACGCCAGCGGAGGTGCAGGCAACAGCGGAGCTGTTCTCGAGTGCGAAGACGCTGCTCGCAGCTGTTGGCGGAACTGGGATAGGTTCAGCGTTGGTCACGCTGGGAGTGATTAAGTTCTTGGGAATATCGAAGAACGGGAAGGCTACAGGCGACACGGTTTGTGCTGCGGCGCCGGCCTTGATGGAGCTTACGGAGAAGATGGAGCAGATGGTAAACGCACAGAATACAGGGAATAAATTACTGGAGCTTCTCGTTCAAAAGGAGATGCAGGGTGGCTGAGTTTGGAAGGGCTTCGCAGCTCAATCTCGCAACGTGTCATGAGGATATTCAGCAGGTATTGCAAGCGGCAATCCTAGTGATTGACTTCTCTGTCCTTTGTGGGCATCGAGGAGAGGCTGCGCAACATGAGGCCTTTGTCACAGGCAATAGTGACATTGAGTGGCCTGCTGGAAACCATAACTCGCTACCGAGCAAAGCGGTGGATATTGCACCTTATCCGATCAATTGGGAAGACACTCATCGCTTTGCTTTCCTGGCTGGTATCATTATGGAGACGGCGAGGGCGAGGGGAATTAAGATGAGATGGGGAGGCGATTGGGATGGGGATACCGAGACCATAGATCAGAGTCTTGCCGATTTTGGGCACTTCGAGTTATCGTATTGACGTCTCTGTTCAAATAATGAACGAAGGTGATGGGAATGTTAGCAGCGGAGTTTAACTTAGTCGCAGAGCAGGGATCGACGTTTGCCCTTACTTTCGTCTGGAAAGATAAGGACGGCACGGTCGTGGATCTTACGACCCTTGATATGCTTATTAATATCGGGCCGTCTTTTGGAACGACGAGGGTGAAGTATGGCAACTGGCACGCTGCTACGAAGGCCCAAACGGGCGAGATCACGATTGGGCCGACGGATATAGCCACACCTGATGGGACAGATGGAAAGATCGTGATAGGCGTGACGGCGGCAGAGATGGCTACCTGGGAATATCGAGATCACGTTTATATGGTTGAGCTCACGACCGGCGATGGTGTTACGAAGTATCGAGTGGCACAAGGCTCCTTCAATGTCTACAAGGAGATCCCGAACACATGAACAGGCGAAGAGCAATTCTTCGATCTGACGGCACGGTCGAGATCAAGGATATTGGGGATGATACTTGGACTGTTCGAGACCGCCCGGAGACGCTGAAGAGTCCTTGGGAGACAGCCTTTCGGCAGAGCAGCGATGATGAGAGTATGAAAAGGAGAATAATCTACGATGGCTGAGAAGTGCAGTGAGAGAAGAGTGAAGCTGGCGACGGCGCAGAAGCTGTTGAATGAGCTGATCCAGTTGAACGAAACGGCTAGCAGGACTGAGACTCAAATGATTGCTGCTGGGGTTACTGCAGCGGCAGATATCGAAGCAACGCAGGATCTCATGCTTCCTGGTGGTGGGCCTCCTCAGGACGGTGGTGACTTCGGAGAAGCAGATGGAGATACAATCTCGGGTCGTCTTTACAATCTCCTTAACTACGCGGTCAGTGGCGGTGTCGACTGGACAGCAGAAGCGGAGAGTGCGTGATGGCTGAGACAGTTGCGGAACGGAGAGTTAAGCTGGCGCAAGCTAAGACGATCATTGAAGAGCTGATCGCCATCAATGAGCGGGCCGGCCAGCTAGAAACTGATCTCAGCGCCGCTGGCGTGAGTGACGCTGAAGTCGTGAATACGATGGATAAGCTCTTGACAGCGGGCGGTCCTCCCTTGACTGGGAGCTCAGTTGCACTGGTGGAGTGCACAGGGGACACGACGACGGATCGGTTGGTTAATCTTACGAACTCTAATATCTCCGGCGGTGTTGACTGGAGTGCGGAGATCTCAGCGTGAGCGAGAACCTGGCTAATGAGAAGGAAGTAGAGGAATTCCTGGCGGAGTGTGATCACTCCTTTAAGTATTTCTGTAAGTCCTTCTTCCCAGCTGTCTTTTATAAAGAGTTCTCACCGGACCTTCATGATCCAATCTTTGAGATCTTGGATGATGACTCGATCCAGACAGCGGCCATTGCTGCCCCTCGTGGGATTGGAAAGACTACCTTAGTCAACACGATCTTTCCGATCAAGAGGATGATCTTTCAGGACTCTCACTATATCATCCCGGTCTCGGCAACCTCGGACAGCGCGGTCGAGCAGAGCGAGGACATCAAGACTCAGCTAATCGAGAGTGAAGATATCGCGGCTCTCTTCGGGAACTTTGAACCAGAGGAACGGAAGGATAGCTTTGGCCGGAAGGAATGGGTTACGGCGAAGGGGACTAAGGTCATGCCGAGAGGTGCTGGCCAGCAAGTTCGTGGTAGGAAGTTTAGGAGTCGCCGGCCTGATCTTATCCTCGTTGATGATCTTGAAGATGATGAGGGCGTTGAGAGTGAAGAGAGAAGAGAAAAACTCAAGAAGTGGTTCTTCTCAGCCCTTCTCAACAGCGTGGAAAGAGGCCGGAGAGATTGGAGAGTTATTGTGGTAGGGACTATCCTACATGAGGATTCTCTCCTTAATAACCTTCTGGACGAAAGTATGTATCCTGATTGGAAGACGGTCAGGCTTGAACTCTTCGACGATAATTATAAGAGTATCTGGCCTGAGCACATGACGGACGAGGATGTTAAGAAGTTGGCGAACAGTTATAGAAGAAATGAGATGCTGGATGTTCTCTACCGTGAGTTCAGGAACATTCCGGTCGCGAAAGAGAATGCTGGCTTTAAGCAAGATTACTTTCAAGAATATGAGGAGAGCGAGCTTAACCTCAACGGGAATAGCGATGTTGAGAGTGTCGTGCTCATGGATCCTGCGCGGACGATGAAGACTGGAAGTGCTAATACCGCGATAGTTGGAGTTGGTGTTAACACGCGGACGAATGAGATCTTTGTGAGGGAAATCATCGAGGATCAAATGTATCCCGACACTCTCTATAATGAGACCTTCGCGATGGCGGAGAGACTTAATGCCTTAGTTATTGCGCCGGAGGTCACGGGACTTCATGAGTATATAACTTACCCGCTTCGTAATGAGATGTTGAGGCTTGGGAAGTTTTATGTAATCGTGGAGGTCTCACCGAGAGAAGGGAAGAGTGGGCCTCGGAGAAGTGGTGGAATGGTTCCGATGTATAGAAACAAGCTGGTGAAACATAGCTCGGCTTGTTCCGGCATCATTGAGAAGTATTTACTTCAGTGGCCGAGACCTTCCAAGTGGGACGTAATTGATGCACTTTCGGGAATCATCTATGTTCTCGAAGAGGGAGACCGGTATTTCGAGCCTCGAGAGACTGGTGAAGATATTGAGTCTGAATATGCGGAACTCGAGGAAGACGACGATCCAGCGCTTGAATATGAGAGGGTGATATAAGATGCCTTTTATTCTTACTGACACAGATAACGATAACATTCCCGCCTTTCAGTCAAGCCTGGCGAGTGTTGGAGATCTCGGGTATAAGTATCCCTTGGATATGGACTTGGTTCCAGGGAGCGAACTTCATACGAAGCTTCGGACCGAGATCATGTCGAGGGCTCAGGCTAGCCATGCTGAGATGAGCAAGCGTTACTCGACATGGAATAAGATAGACGAGACGTTGACGGCGTATATTCCGTTGGACACGGAAGAGGAGAATCTGAAGGATAAGGATAGCCGAAGACCAGTCTCGATTGTGGTTCCGCTCAGCTATGCCACGCTTGACACTCTCCTGACTTACGTCGTAGCTGCCTTCTTTGATGATCCGATCTTTAAGTATGAAGGCGTTGGAAGCGAGGATGTGACTGGCGCCATGCTACTCGAGAGAGTTGTTGGCGTTCAGATGCGGAAGGCAAAAGCGGGGATTCAGATTCACACAATGTTCCGTGATGCCTTCACTTACGGCTTCGGTGCCGTGGCTCCGATCTGGTCTCGGAAGCATGGCTTCAGGACTACGAAGAAAGAAGATGGCTTTCTCTCCGCTGCTGCCGGCTTTCTCTCGAGCGGCTTCTCGAAGAGTAAAGAGCGGGTTCTGAAGTTCGAGGGGAATGAACTTTACAACGTAGATCCTTACTCTTATCTTCCAGATGTCAGCGTCCCGATTCAGGATGTTCAGCGTGGAGAGTATGTTGGTTGGCTGAGGAGAGAAAACAGAACTGAGATCCTAGAGCGAGAGCGAGATGAGCAGGTATTCTTCAACGGCCAATATATCAAGAATATCGACGGGGCTAGCGTCCTGGGCCTTGAAAATAGCAAGAGAGACAAAGATGGGGTTAGGGAAACTGGAGCCAGACGGAGTAAGACTGGCCAGCCCGTGGATGTAATCTATCAATACATCGACCTCATTCCAGCCGAGTGGGGGCTTGGCAGAAGTGACTATCCTGAGAAATGGCTATTTGCTCTGGCGGGAGATCAGGTGATTATCTCAGCCGGACCAACGAACTTGGATCACGATATGTTCCCGATAGCTGTTTGCGCTCCGGACTATGATGGTTATTCCGCCACCCCCATCTCGAAGCTGGAGTTAGTATATGGAATGCAGCATCTCGTTGACTTCCTCTATAACAGTCACGTAGCGAATGTTCGTAAGGCAATCAACGATATGTTCGTGGTGGATCCTGAGATGGTTAATCTTAATGATCTCAGAAATCCAGCGCCAGGGAAGTTGATAAGGTTGAGGAAGAAAGCTTGGGGACGTGGAGTCCAGAACGCCGTGGATCAGCTGAAAGTGACAGACATCACGGCGGGGAACATTGCGGAGAGTGGGATTGTTGGAAGGATGATGGATGAGGCTAGCGGGGCCACTGACGCAATCAAGGGAATGCAGAGACAAGGTGGGGAGAGAGTTACGGCGGCGGAGTT